TTAACAAATCGTGAGTGCATGCCGAGCCCAGTTGGGTTCCCGGAAATTCTTTCAAGAGTTCATCTAATTTAATTTGTGCTTCTTTATTCGTAATTGTTGCTGTCTTTTTTGGTAGTGCCATTTTAACCATTATAATTTGAATTTTGTTCCGTTGCAATCCAATATTGCAATTTGGAATGTTCATGCGCAAAATGCGCGATACCTTTGGAAGAAATTCCGACACTATAACTTCCACTCAAAAGTTTCATATTTTCAATCTTAAATACCATTTGAAATTCTTTGTCTGTAGTTCCTACTTCTCTACGAAAATCATCAGAAGAATCATTATTAGTATCAGTTGAAACTAAAAATATTTTACTTCCATCACCATGTACAACTAACTCTGGTAATGCCAATACCTGTGCCGCTTTAATACAGGCATCATAAGTATCTTTTGATAGTTTGAATTTGATTTCTGGATCTGGAAAATCTAAGGTCTTTTCTGGAGGTAAAACTAACATAGAAGGATCACCATAAACATAATTAAGTTCTGATCCATTACCATTAATTGTCAGTTGCTTTTCACCGACAGTTAATGACGGCTTATCAAAAAGACTAAGTGCTCCCAACAATTTATTAAGATCATAGATAGCAAAGGTATTTGGAATATCTTCACTAATTTCAGCTGTTGTTAGAATATTTTTTTGTGGGGAAATTGTTGATAGTGAATGACCCTGTTTGAACTGTATGTTTTGATTTATTGCTGCGTAGTTTTTGAGTATCGCGGTTGTTTCTGCTGTTAACTTCATTATATTCCTTGTATGTATTTTATTATTGTATGTCTTTATTATATCACGTATTTTTGATTTGTCAAGTCTTTTCTGGCGTTGTAAGTTTCTTTTGTTTCTTCTTTTCGACCCGTTCTAAGTTCCTCCTTTCTTGTCTTGATTGTTTTCTCTTTTCTTTCAATGGTCTTTCTTCATCTACTCCATGTGCGGCAAATTCTAATCTACCAAGATCTTTTAGTGTACCATTGAAAACATAAGTACCAACATGATTCACTTCCATCCAGGGACACAACCAAGTTGTAAAACCTATTTTTCTTGCCCATTGGCAAAACATATAATCTTCAGACAAATAACGATCTGAACCACCTGCGCCTTTTCCTGCATACAATTCATTATCAATTACCGTATCAAAAAAGGCATGAATGTATCGTTTGCCATCGAAATGTTCTGAACGATTATGGTCTGGTTTGTAGGAAAATTGTGGATACTCTTCTCTAAATTTTTCAAAGACTTCACGTGCAATCATAACAAAACCTGTACCAACTTCTAATACTTCAGTTGGTTCATCAATTTTAATTTGAGTTGTTCCTTCTGTTGGATTAAATACAAAATCTCCTGTAAATTTTTCTAATACTGTAGGGTCTTCATCTGCTAATCCCGCATCAACTGCGTTTCGTACTTTTTCCCAAGCAATGCATTTTTTAGGATAAGGCCCACCAATAATAGGCTTATCAGGTCCAATAAGAGAAGCAAGTGCTAATACATCTTGAGGATTAAAGTTGATGTCCGAATCGATGAACATGAGATGGGTATATGGGCTTCGCAGGAATTCATCTACCAAATAATTTCTTGCCCTTGTAATTAAACTTTCATTAAAAAGATAGAAGAACTTTACATCCATTCCATATTTGGTAGCGGTGGTTGCCAAATCACAAGAGGCTTTAGTATACATTCCATGACATTGACCGCCATACATGGGAGTACCGACAAATATTTTCTTTTCTCTTAGTTCTTTAATATCTATTGAAATTTTCATTCAGTTTCCTATTATAAAATTATTATAAAAAAGTTGAGTAGAGCCTAGACTATCCTAACCTCAACCCTATGCACGTACTATGGGTCTTTTTGGAAAGGCCTCTTAACTTCATCTAGGTAGAGCACGTATTCACATTCAGGGATTAGGAGTCCGTCCCTCCGAACCTGGCTTTAGTGTCATTTGCTCAACAAATCTAATCTAATATTACTATTATATCACACTATTTTTCAATTGTCAAGTTTTTTCAACTTTATATAAAGTATATGTCCAAGTGAGTTCTTCTCCTGGCTCAATATCTTTTGATGCACCAATCCACCAATCACCACTTTTTTCCATCAAAAGTTTGAAACAGTTGGGATCATCAGAATGGTTTCCAAATCCGCCCAAAGGGGTGCGAATGTGTCCATCTTCACTTTCTTTTCGGGGATGATGTGTAACCCCTATTAATGAGTGGGCTTTAATTTTCTCTGTTGCAAAGAGCCCGAGTCCATCTATGGGAGATTCTTTAATCGTTATCGAATCGGGAAGTGGTTTGTACATTATAAAGAAAGTCCTGTTACCACTTGAAGATAATTTTTTTCAGTTTGGTCTGACGCTCCATCAGTAACTAAAATGTGTTCTACTGAAATTACAACCTTGTCATTTTTTGCTGCCTTCATCCAAGGCACCATTGCAAACCCCACTTGTCCTGTTGAGGTATTGGGTAACATTTGCAATGTCATCGGTTTTTCAAGAGTTATTAAATTATTTTTTTCTTCTGTTACTCTCGCAATTACTTCTTCACCTGTAATTAACTTCAAAACTTTTACATCATTTGTCATTATAATTGTTCCTTCAATGTGGTTACATATTTTGCTATTGCATGGTCAAGTCCATCTGTTTGTGAAATCAAACCATTATCATTATCTGGGCCCCAATCCAAATCCTGACTATCTATAAAAAGTCCTGTATGACTGTAAGGCCAAGGAGGAGTAAAAGGAATAGGATCACTACGGCGAACCACCCTCCAATGAATGGGTTGTCCACCAGACAAAACTTGATCAGAAACTTTTGGTGATCCGTAAGAGAAAATATGAACATTCTTACCTCTCTTGTGAAGCCACATTCCTATTATTTGTGCAACAGCTCCACCTAAACTGTGTCCTGTAACGTGTACTGTGTGTTCAAGGGGATATCTAAGCGTCTGTCCTTGAATAGTAGGGAATCTTCCTGTCGTGGTTGCAGTATCTATAATTTGCATTATATTTACAGCGATATCTCTAAATCCTTTATGGAGTTTGATTCCTGTACGTGCATCACTTACCAATCTTACATCAATATCAGACAACATATTACTTGTATTGGCAGTACCCCTAATAACAATTATTGTTATTCCATTATCTTGTTTTACCTCAAACGCAACTTCATCTTTTTGATCACCACCCAAATCGTAAATTGCTTTACACAATTCTGCGTGTTCAATGAGAGAGGTTAATGAAACTGGTAAATTTGACTTATCACCACTACCTAAATCATTATTTTTGTCTGCTACGTTCTTTGCACAACTATTGAGAATCAGGCTTATCGCCATTCCCATTAGTAATTTCTTTATGTTTATTCCAAGATGTTGCACCTAATATTGCTCCAAAACTCAAATGTAGCATGGCACCTCCCTGTAGAGTCAAAGGAACCCATCTACTAGTGTTCATTTTTACTTCATCACTCATCATTGTCATACCTATGTTCCACATCAAAGGAGCAATGAAGAAGTCTACTACACAGAGAAACAGATAAACTACTGCTGCCCAATCTCTCCAATGTTCATGTATTATTTTATTCATTCTAATATTCTGCAACGAAAATGTGATACTTTATAATGGTATAGATGAATCCTGCGAAAAAGATTCCCATACCGATTTCATGAATCTTTTTATTAATACTGAATACCATTGGAGTCATAATACAAAGCATAATAACTCTACCTACTACTTTCAATGACACTAATTCTCCTTGAAAAAATACAAAAAGATTTGCAAGAAGACAAGTTTGTAATGCTACTGCTAATCCTAATATAACCTTATGATTTTCATAATAGTATTCACGTAAATCAACCGATTTGTTTTTATATGATTCAGGTTGTGGGGCGACCACCTCAGTAACCATAAAAAACAAGAATGGTACGGAAAGATATAAAAGAAATGTAAATAAATTCCAACTTTCATTTGGAAAATAAGTCAAATCTCTCAATGGATAAGAAGTCCACCAAAATAATATAATAGTAAAAAAGGTTATAAAACTAAATGCCGTATGTGGCCAGTAAAAGAAAACATCATCATCTGGATTATCGTTGTAATTTTTTGCCAACAATGAACTGTAATTTATCATTAACCTTACCATAGACAAACCTAATATCACAAAAGCAATCATTGACAAATGTGAAAATGCTACCATTTCGTTTTCCCATTGATGTGTTTATTTGCATAAATGTCCTTTCATTATATTCCTCCACTTCTACATACTGAAGAAGATTGACACAACAAATATTTCATTCCATCCAAAGTAAAATTCAATTCACCTATGATTACATCAAGTATATTTGATGCACCACCTAAAACAACATCTCCGAAAGGGCCCTGTAAAACAAATACTATAACTGCACTTACCATCCCTAAAAGAAAACTCATGTATGACCACTTGAGGAATTTATATTTTCTAAGTGCAAGAACTTTACCTTGTCCATATATGTCACCGGCCATGGCATTATATACAGAATCATCAGTCATTAAAGTTTCTGCATAATCTTCCTTATATTCTTCTATTGGAAGATGTGCAAAGTGTCCGAAAAACAAAGGATTGAATAGTGGAGATTTTCTATCTATATCTCCTGTTACATCTTTTGGATAATCTGTTTTTGGTATGATTGCAAATATTGCAAAGAGTAGTGCAAAAAAACAACCAAATGCAAATGTTAGAAGTGGCCATTTCACCAATTCATTATCAAGGTTTGCAATCGCAACAGAAAACACAACAGATGCAACTGTAATCATGATATTTGCTTTTGCATCTGCCATCAAGTTCAATCTCATTTGATTGCCGTGATTGACTCGCAGAATATTATCTACAGCTGTTCTATCTTCTGGTACTTTTGAAAAGTGGTTAATTTTATCCACACTACACCTCCTACTTCAATGGTGGTGCGTATAGTAATCCTCCATGAATATATAATTTATTTAATCCTCGATCCAATCCAATCGGAGTATTTATTCCTACATTGCGTTCATATATTTCTTTATAATTTCCAACTTGTTTTATTATATTGTAAGACCAAGATGCACTCAATCCAAGTTTAGCTCCAAGATGGGGATGATCATTTCCATTTTTCTCACCCATAAATCGTTGAATATTTGGATCTATATGATTCTTAAAACTGTCTATGTTCTTTGAATTAATACCCATTTCTTCTGCAATAAACAAAACATATACTGTCCATCGAATAATATCTGACCATTTCTGATCTCCATACTTAACTACTGGCCCTAGTGGTTCCTTTGAGATAATTTCTGGAAGTATCATGTGTCTGTCAGGGTCAT